CAGTCGGCAATTGGTGCAGCCGCAGGACTTGCCATGCAAGCAAAAAACACACTTATGGGAAGCGCTCCGAATTTACATATGGCAAGTGGGGGTGTGGCAGTAGGCCGCACGTATGCCGAAATTGGCGAGGGTAAATACCCCGAAGCGGTCATTCCGTTATCGACGCAGACGTATGATGAAATGGGTGCCGGCATTGCCAGGGCAAACGGTGGTGCGGCAGGCGGTATAACGCTGAACGTATCGGCTCTTGACGCCGAGTCCTTCGGCAATTGGCTCGAATCGAAAGGCGGCCGAGTATTGCGTCAGTTCACCGTTAACCAAGACCGTGAATTTATCGGCACATCGGGAGTGTGGTAGAACATGGAAAAACTAAAAAAATTCCCTCGTATTAAGTCGCTTGCGTGGAAGTCGTCTAAAATGCAGCACTGGGATACGAAGTCAAAACGTAGCGGATCCGGAAAAGTGCGAACCATGACGACGTGGCGGTATCCGCAGTACACGATTACGACTGAGTTTGCCTACCTAAAACCTGAAGAGTACAAAAAGATGATGGGCTTTGTGTCGCAAATCCAAGGCGGCACAGAGCCTTTCTTGTGGCTCGACCCTGAAGATAACGAAGAAAAAGGTATTGTCCTCGGCAAGGGTAGTCAAGGCGAATGGCAAGCGGTGCGGCGTTTTGGTGATTATACAGAGCCGGTCGCATACGTGGAGAACGTAAAGCTCTATGCTGACGGCGCACTTATCGAGCATGTAACGACGGACGGCGGCACGATTCGGACTAGTGATACCGTACCTGCAGATGCCGTCATCACAGCCGATTACACGTATTACTGGAAGGTGCTGCTTAGTGGCGACTTTACGGCAGAGCTTGAATATAAAGACGTGTACAAATCAAAATCCTTTAAGTTGGTGACCGTGCAATGAAACAGGCAGGAGAAGCATTAACTCAACACTTGAATACGGCAAAGTCGTTCCGCAGTTGCGACTTATATGCACTTAAACTTCAAAGCGGCATGGCGTATTACTGGACGGATACGGACTCAAATGTAAGTCATGGTGGCCACGTATATCGTGCAGACGGGCCTGTCATTACTCGTAACAAGACCTCAACACATTCCGATGTGGCGGTTGATAAGCTTTCCGTTTCGGTATCGTGTGATAAGCACGACCAAATAGGCGGTGTGCCGATACTGGCGGTTGCTCATAACGGCGGTCTCGATGGAGCGACTATGGAGCTTAAACGTGCGTTCTTTAAGCAAGATGGAACATTAATTGACGCTGTGGATATCTTCACCGGCACGGTCGAGGTAAAACAAGGCGGTGGCCTTACGATAACTCTTGACGTGAAATCCGTTGTGCAGAAGCTCAATACAGAATTCCCTAGCAAGCGGTATTATCCGCAATGCCCCTATTGCGTGTACTCCAAAGAGTGCGGGGTTGATATAAAGAAGTACCGTAAGCGAATGAAAGTAACGGCACTTACAGGCGTAAACACCGTCGGAATAGACGTACCGTTTGAAGACGGCTATTACAATGCCGGTGGTATCGAATGGGTATCGGGTCCTCTTGCCGGGCAATCGACTCAGATAATGAGCAGTTCGAACGGTACCGTTATGTATATGAGTCCGAGTGATACGCAAGCAATCGTTGGAAGCGAAGCTTATATCTACCCTGGATGTGATAAAACGCCTGAAACGTGCAAGAAGAAGTTTAATAATTTCGCACGAAACAGGGCTACTCCGTATGTTCCGTTGAAGGAGACGATCCGATGAGAAAGACTACAGGGCAAAAAATCGCAGATGCCGCTCTTGAATGGCTCGGCACTCCGTACGTTAATAACGCCATGGCCAAAGGTCACGGAGTCGACTGTGCATACCTTCTTGTTGCGTCACTTGTCGGATCGGGTTTGATAGCAAAAGGCAAGTTACAGATAGAAAACTACTCGAACGAATGGCATTTACATCGTTCTGAAGAAAAGTATTTAAAGTATATACAGCAAGTCGCCGACGAAGTTCAAGGAGAACCTCAAATCGGTGACTTTTTGCTGTATCAATACGGTCGGTGCGTGAGTCATGGAGCGGTATATATCGGTAATGACAAGGTTATTCACGCCTTCGTTGACCTTGGCGTTATCATCTCGAATGTCGACGATATTCTGTTTTACGATAACCGAGGAAAATCAAGGCTCCGTGCTGTGTATCGATTTAATCCGAAGAAAGGGGGTGCAGCCTAATGGGTTTTCTGTTCAAGAAGAACAATACAACGAATCGAGCCGATATTATTGGCGATTTCCAAATAAACAGTGCTTCATACGGCGAAACAGTGCCTGAAGTCCTCGGTACGACAAGAGTGTCTGGCAATATCATCTATTGGGATGATTTCACCGCACACGAACATAAGCACACAAGTCGCACGGGTAAAGGCGGTGGTTCAAAGCATACGGAAATAGACTACACATACACCGTAGCCGCAGCCATTGCTTTATGTGAAGGACCTATAGCCGGTATTGGTAAGGTGTGGAAGGATAAGGAAGTTTATGAGTACCCTCAAGCCGACATCCAGTTATCCCTTTATAAAGGCGAATACGGACAGGAACCGTGGCCGTATGTAGTAAGTAAGCACCCTGAAAAGGCACTTCCGTACAGCGGATTGGCATACATGGCAGGGGTTGTTGATCTCGGCAATCGTGGCAGCCTTCCGACGTATAATTTTGAGGTCAAAGGGAAACTTCTCGAAACAGGTGATGGGATTGACGTAAATCCTGCGGATTATATTCTATATGTGCTAAAAGCGGCAGGAATTGAAGACGTTAAAATCGAGGGCATTGAGAATTTCCGTAAGTATTGCGCAGCGGCAGATATTCTTATCTCGACACCGCCTGACGAATCGGCGAAAAAGGCACAGCAAATCATTAACGATATCGCCGAAATTACCAACTGTTACCTATTTTGGTCTGACGACCGGCTGAAGATTGTTCCTTTAGCCGATAAAGCGGTCGGAGATTGGAATCCTAAAAAGGAGATCCAATATAACCTTACGGCCGACGACCTTATTCCGGGTAGTGACGGGCAACTCGTTATTTATAAGCGTAAAGACAGCTCGGAGACGTATAACCAAGCTACTGTTGAATTTATCAATCGTGCCAACGGGTACGAAAAAGAAACGGTGTCCTTCGAAGTGGTAGCTGACGTTCAGAAGAACGGTATGAAGCCTGCAAGCAAAAAGACTGCACACTACTTATATACGAAAAAGAGAGCGCAGTATTACGCTGAACAATTAGCTATGAAGCGGCTGTATAGCAAGAATCAGTACACGTTTCATCTTGACTGGGCCTTTTGTAGATTAGAGCCTGGAGACCTTGTAACTCTTACCGATGAATTATGTCAACTCGACAGGCAAGTCGTTGTTATTACGGCTGTTAACGAAGCGGCTGACGGTGAGCTTGAAATCACAGCAGAAGGCAAGCCGCCTGGTACATACGCACCGGCACGGTACGACGTACATGAGAACGAACGGCCGTTTACGGACTATAATGTTCCGGCTCCGGCTATTAACCATTATTCCATTGTACAGACACCTGGAGATGTATCAGGAAACGAGCTGCTATTAGGTGTAACGGCTCCGTCGGGATGGGGTGGCTGTACGGTGTGGGTATCAGACACAGGCGACTCATATAAAGAAGCCGGTAAGATTACGGCACAGGCACGTATTGGACGATTGGCTGCAGCCATGACAGCCGAATCAACAAGCTGCATAGTCGAACTATTCTCAGGTGAGCTTCGAGGCGGATCGGCTATCGACGCTCAGCGAGGGAACACGCTCATTTGGATTGACGGCGAGTGCCTGAGTTACGAAGGTGCGACTCTTCAGCCTGACGGGCGGTATTTACTAACAGGCTTAGTGCGTGGCCAATACGCCACGACAGCTAATAACCACGCCGAAGGTTCGCAGTGCGTGCGAATCGATGAAGCACTATTTCACGCTCCGTACCGCACGGAAGATATCGGCAAGAAGATATGGATTAAGTGTGCTTCGGTGAATATGTTCGGGTCCAATGAGCAGGACCTTTCCGAAGTGCAGGCCATTGAGTATACGATACAGCCGTATTACATTCCTGAAGTTCGAGACCTTGCCGTATATACGAAATATTACGACTTAGGCGACGGCGTTTCGTCTTTTGATGTTATCGCAACCTTTGCACCGCCTCAAATTACAAGCTTCGATACAGCCGAAGGGTGGTATAAAGAAGGCTCAGGTGACTGGAAATATGGCGGTAACGGTGACGGCCAAATCGTCGTCAGTGGGTGTGAGCTTGGTCATACGTATGACATTCGAATCAGGGTTAAAGACCGACACGGTAACTATTCACAAGGCCTTATTAAGAGGTTTACTGTCGAAATGAAATCAGAAGTCCCGAATACACCACAAGGCTTTGCCGTTACCTTCGGAAATGCGGCCACATTTAATTGGCTCGAGGTGCGAAACGCCGATATTGACTTCTATGAGATTCGACATGACTTGAATCCGGGTCAAGAGGTCGGCCGTATCGGTAAAAGCACGAATACGACATACGTCGGAACACTGATGGAACGAAGCGGGCGAGTGTACTTGTACGCTCACAATCCGATGAAGGGATACAGCGCTCCGGCTATGCTTGAGTATAGTGTTAAAGCACCGAAAGTACCGACGCATATAACGGCTAAAGGCGGCATGTCGGGAATCGGCGTTACGTTTGACCCTGTTCCGCTTGGTTGCCGAGGGGCCAACGTATATGTCGACGATGCGGTTTACTTCACTCCGACTAATTCGTTCTCTCTGATTCTTACGCCTGGCATCTACCGAGTACGAGTTGCTTATACGGATATCTTCGGAGAAGGCGAAAAGAGCGGTGAACAGCTTGCCACAGTGAAGCTCGAGATAGATAAGTCAATCATCAGTCGTGAAGCACTAGGCCTGGATGAAATAGACCGGGCGATTGCCAAGATTGAGGGTGATGTTGGGGTTGTGAAGTCAGAAGTAACCGGAACGTCGACTCGTATTACTCAGCTCTCAAACAGCGTTGATTTACGGCTTAACAGCCTAGACGGCAAGGAGCTGATATCTCGTATTAATCTGTCACCAACAGGAACACGAATCGACGGCAAGCTGCTACATGTCACTGGCCAAGCACTCTTCGATGACAACATTGTCACTCCGAAGATGATTCAAGCCGGTGCGGTGACCGCCGACAAAATGCATGTGGAAAGCTTATCGGCTATTTCGGCGACTATCGGCACACTTCGTACTGCAACGAGTGGCGCTCGGACGGAGATACGAGACAATCTCATCGAAGTTTACGATTCTAATGATAGGCTACGAGTCAGAATGGGGGTATGGTAACCGTGGTAATCGGAATTGCTTTAGTGGTTGTAGTGGCAGCCGTTATATTGCTAAAAAATAAAAGCAAGAAACCGCCTGATACTGCACAGAAGGAAGAAAGCGTACAGACCGCAACTAAACATGGAAACAATAAAGGTGAAGCGGTAACAATCATAAACAACGGCAAAGAAACGAAAGGAACGGTGATATATATGGCAGAAGGTATGCAGGTCTTTGATGAGGACGGAAATATCGTCATTAATACGACTGACACGATATGTAATTCATTAGGATATATCAACATCGACGGAAAAACGCCGGGCGAAATTACAAACCCGCTTATTAAAAAGAACCGAACATGGGCGGCCGTGGTATTTCCTAGAAGCTCAGGAGATGAGTATATGATGTGGGAGCACTATATTAATCCTGTCATTACTATTGATGACGGCAAAATTTCGTATTCATATAAAATGGCGTGGGCCGGTTCGCCTGGGATATTATACTGGGGGTTATATTAATGGCAGAGACAGGATTGAGAGTATATACAGATGACGGCGAGATTGTAATTAATGAATCATATGTGAATTTTTGGTATGACAAGGAAAAAAGCAAAGATGAAAGCTTTGCATACGGAATAAATTGCCTGACTGCATATGGCTGCAGCCCTTCCAATGAAGGGCGCCGATACGTATTTTCAGCAGACTCTCAACAGCCTTCTGAACACGGCACGGGGCTACAAGTTATTAACGAAGTTGGCCGAGTTGTATATGACAGTAACTGGCTTCCTCTTAAAGTGCTTCACTATTCAGATAAGCCTGGATATACTATTCCGACGGATAAAGAATGTGCCATTGTACAGTGTAACGATGAATTCGTTTATTATTATGCAGTTTATGAGGATGCCGCTTGGGACGCATGGGGCGTATTAAGTGGAGTTCACTTAAGAGTAAAAGATGGGGTAGTTGTTTTTGAATCGTACAAGAACAACATCGGGGACATCGGAAGAGCGATGGTTTACGATGAGGTGCCTTGTGGACAAACGGTCTATATGGTTGTCGATGTATCTCATATAAAGTAGGTGAGCGAATGACGATATTCAACGATGAACTGCACTGCGGATCTGACTTCGTTCGGCGGTACGTTGCTGACGGCCACGACTTCACGGGAGCGACGGCGGTAATGAAGGTCCGCACAGAAAACGACATCGAGCTTGTAGCAGCCGACTGCACCGTTGACGGGGAATCCGTTACAGTGAAGATACCTGGCGAGCGTAGTCGAGAGATACCGAGACGGTACCGTGTCGGTAAGTACGACGTATTCGTAACAAAGGAAAACGACTACAGCTACAAGCTCATTATGGGCGATATGAGAATCGTATATGATGAATCAATGCATTAGAGGGGGAACAAAAAATGGAAGAAAAACAAAAAGTAGAACTCACATTACCGAATCCGCTTAACATTGCCGTACAAGTCCCGGGCTTACCGGGCAAGGACGGCAAGAGTGCTTACGAAGTAGCTGTCGAACAGGGCTTTGTTGGCACGGTTGACGAATGGCTCGAAAGCCTTCACGGGCAGAACGGCAGCAGCTCCGAGCCGGTCAGTATGAACTTCCCGACTGTGTATCAGATGATGAAAGACCGTGCAATGAAGGTTGACAGCGATAGTCTCGAGGACCTTCTCAAAGCGTTGTTACGGGAAGTCATCCCCGACGGTCGTTATACGTCGTATCTTGCTGAATTTAAACTCGTTGACGGTACGTCGGTTGCAGTCGGCGATACGGTCGTACATGTAGAAGGTCAGCCCGGATTTTACGTTGTCGACACGACGGGCAATCGGCAGATGATACCCGACAGCGGACGACTCGACTTTGCGTTATCTTCTCCGTTTGACGGTAACGAAAAGATTCTCACAATGGAGTATCCGAACAGCAGCGAAGGTACGGCAGCTTCGCTTACAATCCCGGCAGTACATACGGGGGGAAGCAATGAAGAGGTATGGAACTCGAATAACAGTATCGAGTCGATGCGGATATATAAGCGTTCCGACGGGCAAGCGGTACTCGAATTCCCTGTATACGCTACTCTAGACATGCTTGCACGGCACGAAGATGAACTCAATAACCTTCACTTCGACAGCCTTGAGCTTGTTAGTACCGTGAACATAGATAATGACACGCTTGCACCGTCAGGATTGACAATGCTCGAACGAATGACGAGTAAAGTGTATATCGCTAAAGACCACTACGCACCTAAGCAAGTTCTCTTGCCGAGTCGCTCCGAGCCGCTTCAACTCACATTCTATGAATGGGATAAAGGTTCCAATCCTGGGCGTTGGGGCAGCTTCGACTGGAGCAGTAAGCCGTGCAACGGGAAAACGGCAACGCACGTCGGCGTAGCACAGTATGACATTCCCGAGGACTTGTAAGGAGGTTGCCGATGTGGACATGGAGTTTTGAGCTTGCAGACGTTTTGACAACATTAACAATTATAAGCACGCTCGGCGGTATGGCTTATTATCTAATTGTACGACCGTTCTTACAGCGGCTAGAAGAAGATAGAATCAACGACCGTACGTTCTTCTCTTCTAAATATGATACACTCATCGAAACCTTGCGTGAGTTAAAGGAAGAAATCAAGCTATCTCGTCAAGACCGAATGCAACAAGCACAGCGTCACCTTCAGCTTGTTGGACGTGTTGACGTCCTCGAGGCTCGTGTAAATGATTTGCGGAACGAATTGCACGGAGATAAGCGATGAGAGAGAAGATTATTCAATCGCTCAAAAAGGCGTTCCAGTCGGCGAGAGTAGCCGGGATTCACCCGACGGGGGTTATTGCAACAAGGGGACTAGTATTAATCATGCTAGTCCCTATTTTATTGGTTGTCGTGACCTACATTCTGACATTCGTCAGCGGCTATGTTGACGATGACAGAGGAAAGATAATTAGCGTCGGGATTAATATCATCGACCACATCTTCATACCGTCCGTGCTGACTGCCCTAGTCGGATTCTTAGCGTTATGGGTTGATAAAGACGGCAACGGCATACCGGACAGACTGGAAGAACCACAACGGCCTAGTGTGCCGACAAATAATGAAAGAGGTGAAGGAAAGCGATGAAATACGGTATAGACGTTTCGACGTGGCAAGAGGGCTTAGACTTCGAACGAGCGAGGATACTCGGTTATGACTTCTGTATCTGTAGAATCGGATATACAGGAAGCGGTTACAATCTCGATGACCTGTTTATACACAACATTAACGAAGCGAAGGCAAGCGGCATGGAACTAGGCGTATATTATTATTCCATGGCAACGACTACCGAAGAAGCCGAAGCGGAGGCGGATTGGCTACTCGAACAACTGAACACATATCTCGACGGGGTAGACCTATCAGCCGGTATTTGGTTAGACGTGGAAACCGAAGCACAAAGGAACCTCGGAGCAGACGAACTGACCGCCGTCGTTATGGCTTGGGTTAACCGCATGAACTCCGAAGGCAAGTACGTCGGACTGTACGGAAGCTATGACATGTTCATGAACGGAATGAACATAGACAGCCTACCGAATTACGTACCGTTGTGGGTCGCACAGTATTCCAGCCGTAACGACTTACAACTCGACAAGCCGAACGCCAATATAAAAATCTGGCAATACTCGGAATCCGGTAACGTCGACGGCGTAAATGTCGACGAAAATGTCATGTACGACTAGAAAAAGGCGGTGAATTGATGAACTTTCCGACGTTTAATGACGAAAAAACAGGGAAATGGCTGAAACTCGCCTTATTTTGCGTTCTGACGGCTTTTTGTCTGTTCTTCATATACTTTGCCGTGAATCATGCAAAGCGACCGTCAGACGAGCCTGTACGAATGCGTTTTTCGGACACGGAAGACAAAAATTCGATAAAGAAGGATTTACGAGTTTCTGACCGTGAAGCAGCCGAAATCGTAACGAAAATTGAACGGATTCACGACGGAACGACCGCTCCGAACGTGTCATATTATGTAACCGCTCCGAATTTGAACGCAGCCGCCGATAAGACGGAGCAGGCTATACGGAAGAACGATAGTCAGATCCCGTTAGCCGCACGAGCGAAATCGGATAGAACGGTCGTCACCGTGGACGAAGAAAAACAAAAAGTGGACGTGTATAAAATTAACCTTCGGAACAATCATAAGATTAAGACCGGGGGAACATACATCGACGGCAAGCCGTACTTGTCTATCGGTTATCAAGCCGGACGAATTGAAGGAATCGTACACACTGACGGCACGGGCGTTCAGGGCGGTACGGTACTGTACACAATTAAAGAATGGTAATGCAAAAAGGCCTCCGAATAATCGGGGGCCTTATTTTTTTATGCTTGCGGTGCAGTAATGAAAATCGCTTAGCGTTGCGGTTTGTGTATAAAAAAATATATATTTATCGCTTGCAATTATAATCCATATGGACTATAATATAATCATACCAAGAAGAAAGGAGGAAGCCGATGAAGAAAGAAAAAATAGGACTTGTAACAGCAGTAACTCAGTTGGTGACTGCAATAATACTGCTGATACAAGCCCTAAAGGATTAGCAGAGCGGCTACTCGAAAGAGTAGCCACCCCTTTGGGGGTATTATATCACATCGGCGAGCAGAAATGGAATCGTATATAAGAATAGCGGCATTAATCATTACACTGGCAGCGTTATTTATTGTATTATGGAGGTAATGAAATGAGATTCGACGATATTATGACAATAGCCGAAGCAAGCGAACGCTTCGGTCGTGCAGCAAGTACACTTAAGCAGGCGTGCCTATCAGGTCGCCTGGTTGAAGGCGAAGAGTGCCGTAAATCCGGCGGCGTATTGTTGGTAACCAAACAAGGCATGGAACGGCTTTACGGAAAGGAACAGCCGAAACAGGCATACTATTTCGCCGAATTTCAGAACGCCGGTAGTTACCGGCAAGCGGAAAAACTCAAGGCCACAAGCCTTCGAGCTGCAAAGCGTGAAGCTAGTATGAGGCAGGTGTTCCAGGGAACAACACTAGAAATTGGTAACAGCGTAAATGAAGACGGGTTTATTTTGAATCCTATTGCAAGAAAAGAAGTAGGTAAGCATTGGGAAGATATTGTGTAA